GAAACCTTGGTACTCAACATGGCAAATCCAGGACCTTGGTCCTTAAACCTTTCGGGAGGGAGAATGAACTCCCCGGCTTTAGTAAGATCCCAATTAAGACGGTAAACGAGCAATTCCGCTCGCCCGGCCCCAACGCGATCCTAACAAGCCAAAGAGAACATCCTCCTGTTTCAATCCTTGAAACCTTGGTACTCAACATGGCAAATCCAGGACCTTGGTCCCTAAACCTTTCTGCGGGTAAATTTACTAGCGTTCTAATGACCGCTTTTAAATACGATTGGGCTAGCGGCGGAGGCCCCTATGAATTAGGGACTTTCGACACCAAAACAATCGGCCGCACAGGTAGAAGGACACCAGGGTACTGGTACATGAAGAGAAACGGGATTCCGTTACCCGTCAATCCTGCAACGTATCAATCTGTTACCCAAACTCCCGGTACCGTAAGCTATTATGCTACGGCCGTGAGGGGCCAGTTTGAGTCGTTTAGTGGGAACTATTTCATAAGCTTGGGGTCATTACCTCCTGTGAATGAATATGGTAACATCCTCGGGTACTCGGAACTCTCCGATCGCCAGGTCTACTCGTCCAGAAACGATGCTTTAAGCAAGTTCTACAAAAGAGCTCGCAATAACAGCTTCGAGACTATTCCCTTTGTCGGGGAACTGGGTGAGTCCGTACGGATGATTGGTGATAGGGCACATCGGATTTCAACCTCCATGGAGGAGATCTACAGCCCGAAGCAGCTGAATAAAACCAGCTGGTATCGCCCTTTAAAACAAGCTCGGCCGATGTCGCTCTCTCAAAGGCTTGCCCCTTCATTAAGGAAGCATGTCCGTGCGAAGAGTGATTATTGGCTTGAAGCGGTTTATGGGTGGTCCCCTCTTCTTAACGACGTCAAGAACGGCGCGGAAGCGTTCGCTCAATATGTCGAAGAGGATGGGATCATTGGTGACCGTTCCACTATCTCATCTGGAAGGGGCTCTAGGGATCAATTTGAGGCGACCGGCATAACCGGTTTAATCAATCTCCCCTTTGCCCAATTCAAGGCCTATGTCACAAAAACCATAACGTTCGAAAATAAGTTCGGTGCTTCCTCATCGCCAGTAATGGCGAATCAAGGAGTAGTGAACTACGTTAGAGATCGTTTAGGTTTACAGTGGCAAGACGTACTTCCAGGTGTATGGGAACTTGTACCGTACTCCTTTGTGGTCGATTACTTCACCAACGTTGGTGACGTAGTCGAAGCTGCCACGACAAATACCTCTAGTCTCTCTCGAGGCTGGTCGGTACAGACCATTGAAGTTACTTACCACGTAATTGTGCTTAATTGCACTTCAATACCTGGTTGGAACAGATCTGGTCATGGTAGCAAACCGCAAATCATTAAGTCCTTTCAATGGTCGCGGGGTGGATGGACTCCAGGCGAGGTGCCTCGTTTAAGTGTTCAAACGCCTTCTATGGCGCAGACACTGAACTTAGCAGCTCTAACGTTGTCCAAAATCTCAAAGCTTGAGAAGGTACTTTCTTTCTTTTAACCCTTACCCAAATGGTTACATATCATGGCTCTTTCGCCTTCATCCCCGCTCACTGGAGCGGCTATCACTGGTCTTACCAACCCTACCTACACGCTTACGGTTGATACCCCTCCGGATATCAACGCAAAGCAGTGGGCTGTGACCGCCCTTGGCGGTACACAGACGGATGTTGTGGCACATAGCCCCGACAGGCCGTTTACGGTTACGGTTAAGCGTCCCAAAGTTTTAAAGCTTCAGGGTTCGCCTAATCCGATTACCGGGGTTGTTCCTAAAAGTGGTATGAACGAATACGCAATAATCATTCGCAAGGGCGTTAGCACCGACCTTAATGGTGCTGCCGCTGTAGCGGTTGCTGACGTGCGTGTTCGTATTCCGGTAGGTTCCACTGTTAATGACAGCAAGAACCTTCTGGCACTTTTCTCTGCGCTTGGCGGCTTCATTGCCAACCAAGTTCAGGGTTTGAGTGATACCACTTCGACGGGTATCCTATAGGGCCTCACGGCCCTTTAGGATATGGACCAAAGTTCTTCCTTGGAGACTATAGTGAATAGTAGCGATACGCTCTTTTCCACGTTCCACGACACCTTGACGGAGGAAATCCGTGACATCACACAACGATCCGACGGGACTCGCACAAGTGCTAAAGACAGTAATGGAATTAATCCTGCTGGCTTTGCTGCTCAGTCCGATGTTCCTCGTTTTATTTCTCTTTCTCGACTTCTGCTCGGTCTTCGCAAGAAGTACCGCTTTTCAAATGCTGCCCTAGATCGAACCGCGAAAGCGATCGAATTATGGGAAAGCAATAATGTTAAGTGCAGTGAGTCGAATGACCTCTTTAGGTCTAATTGGAATGAGAAGTATCCACAATGGGAGCCTGTGCTTGAAGAAGCTAAAAGCTTACTAGAGCACTGGTTCTCTCGTGGGGATCTGACCTGGACACTACCCCTTGCGGAGTGTATTCAGGAAGCTCGACCTGGCCCCGGTGTAAATCGGGAGGTTAAATCCACGGACCTGTATACAAAACTGTATGCTGGTCCGCTAACCTTTAGCCATCAAGGCTTGATGTCTCTGTACGCATCCATCGTACAACAAAATCCTACCTGTTGCGACGCCGAAACAATAAGGCGCAATGCATATGGTAAGGATGACAAGGTTGTGTGTGGTAAAGTAACCACCGTTCCTAAAACGAACGACATTGAAAGGGTTATTATGATAGAGCCTAGCTTAAACTCCTTGTTTCAGCTAGGTACCGAAAAATACCTTAGAAAAGTTCTCTGGTATGGACCCGGTATCGATCTGAAAACCCAGCCCGAAATCAATCGGGAGCTTGCCCGACTCGGTTCCCTCGAAAGGGGTGACCAATGGGGTAAGCAATGGGCTACGATCGACCTAAGTTCAGCCTCAGATACAATTAGTGTTGGTTTAGTCGAAAGGCTATTACCTCGCTCTGTGTTTAAGTGGTTGGACTTTATCGCTTGTCGTACTGCCGACCTCCCTGACGGGAGGCAGGTGGAACTTCAAATGATGTCATCAATGGGAAACGGAACAACCTTCCCGCTCCAGACCCTTATATTCTCGGCTTTAATTGCAGGCTATCAACGCTTGCAAGGAAAACTCAAGACACGGAATGATCGCTTAAAATACGATTTCTCCGTTTTTGGGGATGATATTATAGTACCCGTAGAAGACTTTTCTGCGGTGAACGATATCCTGGAGGCATGCGGCTTTGTTGTTAACCGCGACAAGTCCTTTGCTTCTGGTCCTTTCCGAGAAAGCTGTGGTACCGACTGGCACCACGGTTATGACGTTCGACCTGTTTACGTCGAGTCACTCGAAACGAAACAGGAAGTTGTCTCCCTCATTAACCGCCTTAACAGGTGGAGTGCAAAGCACAGCTTTTATTTTCCTAAGTCTATTGGAGTCTTGATTGATTCCTTGCGACAACAGGATTTATTAGTTGTGCCTAACTTTGAAGGTGACGACGCCGGAATTCACATTCCTCTCGGTTTGATTCCCGAACTCCAACGAACACGATTGGGTTTTCTTCCTAATGAGAACCCTCACGTGCTAAGGAGAATGGGCGGATTTCCAGGTGGGATTGTTTATAAACGCTATGAGCCGCAACGCGCTGAGAAGCGCCTTTGGTTCTGTAGCGGCCGGGACGAGCAGCATAACCGCATTTATGAACTGAAGGACAACGCTAACCCTAGCGGAGTCCTAGCGTCCATTCTTGCGGGAACTGTTCGGGGAACTGGTATAACGGTGCGAATGCACCGGGTTACCTACAAACGATGCTTGGTGTTTACCCCAGGTTGGGGAGATCCAAGTGTGTTTGGTGGCCTAACCCGCCACTGGAGCCACTCATACGGCTTATGGGAATATGCCGTATGGAGGAATCTTTCGCATCTCCTGCGAATTTCCTCTTCTACGAATCACTCGTAGTGGGCTG